TGTTACACTTACTGTAACATCATCTTCACATCTAATACCTTCATCTGCTAAATAAGTATCAAGTGTACCATTTGCAGGTAATACAATTCTAATTCTTGAAGTAGTACCATTTTTAATTTCAAAAGCACCTACTACATCTTTAATATTAGCAACATTAAAACCTCTTATTCTTGTACCAAATGAACGAACAGTAGATGTTGCTGCTGCTGTAGTAATTGCTGAATATTCTATTGCTGTTAAATTTGTCATTTATAATTCCTTCTATATAAAGTATAAAGGGTCTCCTAAGAGACCCCTTATATGTTAGATTCTAGCTGCCACCTGCAGAACCAAAGAATCCTCTCCAATCAGAAACACCAAAAGAATATCTCTCTCTTGCTTTAAATCTGACGTTACCAGTATCAAAATCTGGTTCCATTTTAGTTTGTAGAGGAACTCTCACAAACATTTTAGTACCATTAGGTACGTCAGTTTTAATGAAGTAAGCATTGGTGTCTGTAAATCTTCTGTTTACAGTATAACCACCAGGAATTACTCCCATGTTTCTAATTGCGTTAATGTCGTTGTTTGCAGACCCAACTTTACCTGGAGAAGCTAAAAGCCTATCAGCAGTAAATTTAAGGTCAGATGGAATGTGTAAAGATTGAGCTTGAGCACCAATTAAGATACCTCTGTCATCTTTAGTTCCATCAATTGAAATTAACGCAGTTTCCAAAGCTGCTTCAGCTAAATCTGCTGCAGCTAATAGGTTACTTTGTGTACCACCACCAACAACTGGGTGAGTTGAAGCGAAGAATGCTTGACCATCTCCAATTGCAGAATCACCAGCAGTAAAGCCATTATTAAAAATAGCTGCTGCTTTTACTTGTTTAGTGTTAGCCATTGCTCTAGCTAGTGCACGAGAACGAACTTTAGCGAAAGTATCATATAGATTATCTTCCATTGCTTCTTCAGTAATTGAAAAAGCTAAAGCCACTGTTTCGTGGTTATATCTAGCTGTGAACGATTCTTGTGCATCATCAAAAGAAACAGCAGCACCTTCAGATTTTACTGGAGCTGTGCCAAATCCTGTGAATAGCACTTCTTCTTCAAAAGACCTATCTGAATTTTCAGTTTCAAATAGGGGTGTATGTTCGTCATTTACATCACCATACTCAACACCAAAAACAGCATTAAGTCCTGGAAGAAGTTGTTTTGCAATACTTGCTCTATTTATAGCCATATTATTTCTCCTTCTATGTTATGCTGTTGCCTGACGTTTCATCCAGTGTTGGACGATTTTGACTTCAAGTTTAGGGAACGCACCATCAGTACCTGTTAAGGCATTGTTAGGTTCGTCAATCATTGCTATTGGTCTTACAGCTTTGGTTGCAGTTGCTCTACTAGCAGCTTTAATACCAAAACCTGAATTACCAGTAACAGTGCTACCACTACCTAAAGTCACAGCAAAGTTTTGTGAGTTAATATCACCTGCAGTAACTGACGCATCTGCTTGTATCATAAACGTAGCATAAGGGTCATCAACAACAAATCCTACTGGGTTACCAATAGCACTTGAAGTATTTGCAGGAAAGTAACGACTAAACGTGGGTTGTTTTGAAGTAGGGTCTGTATATTCACAGCCTACAAAAACACCTACAGCATAGTCAGTTGTTGTTGCTACTGGTGTAAGATTACCAGCAGACATCATAACTAGGTCTCCATGAAAAATATTAGAAGCTAGTCCATTAGCAATATTATACTGAGTTTGAGCAGTAGTATTGTAATTAGAACCAACTTTTCTCAATGGGACCATTCCAAATAATGCTTTACTTGCACTCATTTGTTATCTCCTTCAATTAAGAATAATTTATATTTGTTACAAACTATCTTTGAAAACGAGGTTCACGACCTTTTGTAACAGTTGATTTACTTGAGTTAGTTATTGGCATACGAGAATCAGATTGAGCACGTAAGTTTGCATCAAGAGAATCTTCTTGTTGCTTATGCTTATTATGATAATACTCTTGCCTAGCTACCATTTTATCTGTGGGTATTTTTGCTAATGCAACATCACCACTGGAAACGACTCCATTATATCTACCACCTTCTTTGACAATAGATGTTGAAGCTAACTCTGGAACTTCTTCAGGGGAAACAAATATCCAACCTTCACGTTGTCTTTTACCTACGTTCTTGTAATCATCTTCTCCATTTAATGTAATCCTAATCCATCTTAAAGACATACCTTGAGAATCAAATCTGTTTTTAACTCCTTCAGGTATATGTAAAAAATTAGTTTCTTCAAATGAAGTTGTTTCTTGTTTTGAAGTAGCTTCTCTAGTTTCTTCATTACGTTTTATTTTATTAATAGCCATTTTTAACTCCTACGCATTTGTGTTGTTATTGTAGTATACTCTTCTCCAGTCTCTACTTTAGACTTTTCTTTTGCATACCTATCTAGTGGTATATTCCATTTATTAGCCAACCTAACGTCTTCTTGACTTAGCTTGATTTTTTTAGAGGCAGGAGTGCGAGATGTTCCTGCTACCACTTGGGAAGGACTTGACGTAGCCTTCTGACGAACTTGTTGAGTTTCCTGTTCAGATGTTTTTAACTTATTTGGAAATGCTTCTTTAAGTCTATTATCAACTTCACCATAGAAGTCATCATCTGTAGGGTCAAAACCTTCTTCTTTTAACTGAGCATCTAAAGCTAGTGCTGCAGCAGTCATCATTTTGTCTTGACCAAACCACTCATTCTTTTCTGCCCATGCGACTGCTTTAGGGTCGTATTGGGGTTGTTGAGGTTGAGATTGTTGAACAGGCTGTTGTTTAACTGCGTTCTGGTAATTCTCGTAATCTTTATCAAAATTTACCTTATTTGTTTTTACATTATTTAAATTAATCTGTGCTTCATTTAAAGCTTCTTGTGCTTTTAATAATTGATTCTTATCATCTTTCTCAAAAGCATCTAAGTAGTTTTGTTTAGCAAGATTCAGTTGATTTTCCAAACCTTTTTCCTGAGACTCAATACTTGTTTTAGTTAAATCAAATTGATTTGTTTGATTTACTGTTAATCTTTTTTCAAGTTCTTGTTTATCAGCTAAAAGTCTGGCAACTTCTTCTTCCTTTTCTTTTCTTTGACGAACTAACTGACGTATTCTTTTTTGTGCTCTTTCAGACTCAATGTCTTTAGCTTCATCAGGTTGTTCCTCTGGTTGAGTATCTTCCTTCTTTGTTTCAGTTTTAGTTTCAGCTACAGGTTGTTCTTCAACTACAGCTTCAACTTTTTCTTCTTTATCTTCAGAAGTTTTTTCAACCTCAAAGTCTACTTTATCTTCTTCTTTAGATTCAGGCTTTGAAGTGTCAATGTCACTCCATTCTTCCTTTTTCTCTACTTCCATTTTTATCTCCGTTGATGCGAACCAAACGATTACGCAATGTTTAATGTTACTATAATACTATAGTTTAACATAGCATACAAGTATTTATTTTACTTTTTAGAACGTCTAACACTTCTACCATGTTTCATTTTTTTAGGTGGTCTACCTACTTTACTTCCATAAGTACCTTTTCCATGTGGCATAGTTTTCTCCTTTCTTATAAATGGTTTGTTAATATATATATTTCAAAAGCTATAAATGAGACTCCAAATATTAAAGCAAATGTCCAAATAATAATATTTTTTCTACGTTTTTTTGCAGCTATTTGTTGTCTTAAAAAATCTGTTTGTCTCTTACGTTCAACTGCAATTTCTTTTTGAAGTCTTTCCCATTGACCAGCAGTCCCATATAATAAAAACATACTTCGCATTTCATCACGAAGTCTATTAGCTTCTTCTTTTCTAAAATGTGCATCAATTGCATTTTGTTCAGCACCAGTTAGCTTACCAAATAATTTAGAAACAACTCCAGGTTTTTCTGAAGTTATAACTTGTAAACCTGCCTCTGCTTTTGCCCATTTAGCAACTGAACTTGACATAGTTGACAAATCTCTTCCAGTTTTTATTGCACTTGATATAGCTTCTGTAGCTCCCTTCAAAGCTGCAAAAGCTGTGAATGGGTCAATCATAGTCTATCCCCCTTTTTTAACTTTTATTTTCGTCCACTTAAACCTCTTCAGGTCTTTTACCTTCTTCTTTTTTATATTTATCACTAAGTAATTTTAGTTCGCTTTCGTCTATGCTCCATAACAGCACCACAACCTTTAGCAATTTTACCTTGTGGCTTAACCACTTTTTTATTTTTTGCCATATTCTTTGTATTCCCTTTCCAATCTTTTTACTTTTTACCACTAAGGTCTTTAATTTTTCCATTATAGATTCTAGCAGCATACGCATTTGCATACGTATTAGGATAAACTTTAAATTTACGTTTCGCAGCATTTTTTCCCCTTGTACATATTTTAATCATTATTAATTTTTTTATATCCCCAGCGATTCTCAGATGAATCCCAAATACCTTTCATAGCTTTTGGTATTCTAATTAAAAAGTTGGAAAACTTTACAATATTTTTAGTTAATAACATATCTCCTCCTTTAAAAATATTTATTCATTACTTTTATTAAGTCTTCATACTTAGCAACTTCTTCAAGTTCTTTTTCAATTTCACTTATAATATCTCCATGTTCACCTATACCTCTAGGATTATTTAATAATACTTCAACATTAGCAACATGTTTTTTAATATGTCCATCTGCATGAGATAAAAAAGCTTCTTTTAATTTATACTTCATTTTAATTAGCTAGATTATATGTCATATCTAAATTAGTAGGGTCATCAACTTTCATCATCACTTGGTCATCAAATAATAATAATAGTCTTACACCTTTATAATAAAGTTTTTGACCTGTATGTCTAGCATAACAAACATAATCTCCAACATCACACCATTTACCATTTGGAAATTTATCTTCATCTTTATAAGCTAAATCTCCTACAGCTAAAACTTTACCTACTGTAGTTAAATAAGCTACGTCATCTTTTACTGAGTCAGGTAATAATAAACCACCTTTAGTTTTACTTTTTACCGAAACAGGGCGAACCAATACATGGTAGCCAGGCAGACTAGGTAAAACTTCTGGGTCAGCTTTTTCTTCATCTTCAATCCACTCATTATTATTTACTGCTCGTTCCATTTTAATCGTTCTCATCATCATCTCCATCAATCATATTTTTATAAACATTTTTAGTTATAGCTATAGCCATATTCAATCCAGTAATTGAACCTACC